AAAGAATCGGTCTTGTCCCCACTGAACATAGCTCTCAGGGTTATAACTGATACCATACTTCTCTGTACGTGCTATCTGCGTACCCAACACCTCAGGGATAGATGCTATCGCACCGCCTCCTACTGAGTCTGAGAGCAAGTTCTTACCCGCAAGGACATAAGATACCTTATCCTCCTGAAGAGTCAATACATCAGTCTGTCTCGCGTCCAAGATTTGGATAGGACCAAATGAATCTTCAAGTGGTTTGAAGTTAAGCAAGCCAAGGTTGAACTCATTGAGTTTGTTCACATTACTCTCATCATTGTACACACCACTGTAGGTGATGTCAGCAAATCGGTCAGCCTCTTTGTAGTCTTGAGCAGCAACGGTAGTAACACGCTCACCTAAGTTGAATGTTCTTCCAATGATTGAGTCTCTTATCTTGTAACTCTCAACTCCGTTGCCGAAAGAAAAGCAATTAAAGAATCCTGTATCAACAATGGCAGGTATACCACCCGCAATATCTTGGTTCTGAACATTACCATTATGATCACCTGTATCTCCGTTTACACCAAACGATAAATTGTTCTCAAAGAATACATCAGGCAATGTGTCTGTTGGCTCTGTCTCAAATACAATAGTTGTAGTTGATCTTATCACAGTAAAACGAACCTCTACACAAGACTTTCTTTTTTCTTCTCTACCTCCTGTACAACTTCTTGTTCCTGTCGCAACAAAGTAAAGAGCGTTGTTAGATGTATCTCTAAAAAATTGATAATAGTTAGTACATGGATCTGTTGTAGGGATAAATGGAAAAGTACCAAGAGTTGAAATGTATAAATTGTATATAGGACAACCACCGGCTCCAACGACAGGAGTTCCATCATCTAAAGATAAAGATATATTGTCACCATCAAACCAATCCTTCATGTTGGCGTAGTTGTTTGTAGAGATAAATTCTTTTTCAAGAGTATACTCTCTTTTTTCACAACTTCCATCTCCACCACCCAACCCTTGTCTTGATTGTTTGATAGTCATTTTTATTCTACTGCCTGCAGGAACGGTATAATCTACATAAGAACTACCACTCGCCTTGTTCATCAGGTAAAGTGCAACAGGATATTCTGATGAAGCAATATCGCTTTTACAATTTTTTACAGTAGGATATGATATGATTGAATCAGCTGATGTTTGAACTGAAAAATCATTTGCATTTATTTTTAAGTAAGTCCCTGAAGGTACGTATCCAACACCTGATATAAAGTTTTCTTGCTTAGCTTCTTTCTCAAGTACTGTGGCATACGCGCAATTTTCTTTAGGTCCATTAGCGTCTGCTTTTACAATAAGACGATCACCTGCTGCTACTTTACGGGGATTTTCACCTTCAATAAGAAAGTAAGTTGAATTGCTTATTGGATCCTGAAAATATATATTAGAAAAAATAGTATCATAGTTCTCTTCGTCAGCTTTAATAACAAACTTATATCGAGTAGCCCAAGCCGGAGCTAATTGAGAAGTAGGAATTGTTACTCTTATTGAGTTTTTATTTGGAGAGTATCCACAAGGAACAGCTGCAGTATTGTTAGGGCTAACTAAAGCTGTAGTCGAACGATTAAACTCATCCATATATACGATACCAATCTCATAGCCTCTATTACTATGAAGACTTCTTGAACTTCCTATTTTTTGAAAAAAAACTTGAGAGTCAACAATTCTATAATACTCAACAACTTCTTTGGTAGTAGCGGGATACGCATCTATGAATAACATTGCAGGTAATTGCATACTGAAGAATGTATCCCCCGGATTGCAGTAAATAGCAATAGGTTGATTTAACCAACCTGTGATTCCGCTTGCATACTTGAATAAAGCATTATGATTTGTAGGGATTGCGCAATTAAAAATATCGGTCCATGTATCCCCTTGGCATGAAGTGTCTCCGGGAACGGGAAGGTATATTGGTTTTATATTAGCAGCAGTTCCTACAGCATCAACAAATTCAGTACTTGTAACCATATCGTATACCGAAGCATATGAAACAGGAAGATAGAATGAAAAAGATAAGTCAGTATTTGTAGTAGTATCTGATGGAAATGGAGTGTCGCCTAAAAAAGAATCATGAGTAATTGTCATGTTGATATTTATTAAAGATCCCTCTATAAGATCGATATCATCAAGATCAATTTTTACAGCGCCATCAGAATTTTGAGCAAGTCCTCTAAAAGAATAAGTTGCATTTTCTATAGTAGCTGTTGGCGATTCAATTCCTATTTCTTCTGATATTAATTCCGTAGTGTAAGTAAACCTCGTAGCATTTCCAAGGTAGTCAATAAGATTATACCCTTCTACATAGTTGCCATACATAAGGCGATTACCCATAATGGTCTGAGCCTTAGCAAAACGTGGCACGTTATCATATAATCGTAATATTTCTGACTGAGGGAGAATAGTAAAAATCTTACTATTAACAAAATTGTAGGTTAATAACGCTCCGTCAGGAAGCCCCAACTCAGCCTTATTAAGTTTCTCAATTACTTTGATTACACTACTATTTGCTTCTTTAAAGAGAAGGTCAATACCAACTACAAGTGGCCCACCTGTATTATAGGTTATAGTAGCAGCATTGAAAGCGTTAGTCATTCCGTCATTTAAAAATGAGTCAAGACTAATTTCAAAAGGCTGGGGATTAAAAGCTATATCAGACCACTGCGACGTAGCAGAGTATTCATTGTCAGCATAGCGATAACGATATGCAAAACATATAAATCTATCTACCATAAACTGCTCGTCACCTGTAGCAGTATAAGGAAATACAGTAGGAGCAGCAAATGGAGGGTCTTTAATTACAAGCAAAGCCTCTTGAAGAATATAAGGAGTTCCGTTGTAGTCAATATAACTTGAGTTAGGGTTAGCATACCCTCTCTTTACGTTTATAAAACGCGGCGGGTTGTAATCGTCGGTAAAGAACAATAAATTATCTACTAAGTCTACTCCTGTAATCACATAAGTAGGGTTGAAGTTAAGCGTGGTGTTAATACCATCGCCATCATCCATACTAATAACGTGATACGTTAGTGTTGAGGTAAGCACGTTGACAGATACAATCATATCAATCTTACCTGTGTTACCTAAAGTAAAGTTAGGGTCGTGAACAAACCAATAGATAGTCTCGTTGGCTCCGTCTTGAAAGGCTCCAATGCATCGAGCACTATCACTTAGATAATCTCCATCGTACATCAATGTAGTAAGAGGAAGATTCCCCTTAGTATTCTCAAGAGCACCGAGTTCAGAGTTCTCAGTAGAACCCATGCGGATATTCAATGCGTCAATATACTCACCGGCAGGAACAACACGCTCGTCATACGTCTTGTTCATCTTACCCGCTACAAAGTTCCTCGTAAAATTCGCCATATTATTTTATCCACTTGTCCATGCCACGGAGATTCATAAGCAATCGGCCGGGATGAATGTTACTCATTCTAATTTTTGCATTGCGAAGTAAAGCAGACTTTTCTTTTCTTGCTCTCATCACCACGTATTCTTGAACACCAATTTTGCTGCTTAGTATCTCTGCTTGGATATATGCATACACATACTTCTCAAACAACTTGTTCACAGATATAATCGAGTCGTCACCACCCTCCATACCATCAGAGATATACTCTAAGATACAAAGTTCATTCGCCATATCTGAAGAGAAGTTAATGACACCCGCCTTCTTGTCAATGTTAAATGTAGGATTAGAGTTTGCCGTCTCTGTATTCAATCCAAATCTACTACCAAAAGTATAGTTGAAGTACCAATTGCCATTGATATACCACCCCTCCTGTCCGTTGAACTGACTTTCTCGATTGAGGTAGATACTCTTCTTGGTCTTTGTTATTCTGTCAAAGTCAATAGTAGAGTTCTCAGGCTTTAAGATGTTACCATCTTGGTCGAAGAGAATGTTACACTCATGGTCTTGAAGATACGCATTAGACGAAAGCGTTTGAATGTTTTCACTCAAAGGCTTCAGCCATCCGTCCTTATACATGGAGATACGAACCCAATTGACATAGTCAGGAGGCAATACAAATCTTAGTTGGTCACATACACTCAACTCCAGCACCTTGACCTCTTTAAACGCATCGTAGTTAAGTTCTTGGATAGCACGCTTAGCGTGAAACAAAACCTTATAACGCTCCTCGTTGTTGACAAGAGAGTGGTTACCTGAGTACATCAACATAAAATTGTTGACGATATCAAATAGACTTACGTATTGGTACGAACCCCAATTAGCATCTTGAGGTGCGTTACCATTATTCTCGTAGTATTGATAGTCTGAAATATATGCCATAGTCTATTATTGTTGTTGGCTGAATGTAGGTTGCTCGTGTTGTTCTTGCGCCATACCAAACGACACCACCTTATCCTCACGGATAGATATACCACAGTACTGAAGGATCTTCATTACTAACTTAAACTCATCCTCAGCAGGCATCTCAAAGTCTTGGTAGTCAGGTTGTGATTGGTCGAACGAAGGCTCGCCGCCCAACAACGTAACGTATGTCCACTTTGGGTCCTTAGGGTATCTAAAGTACACAGCCTGTATCTGACCGGGGTTGCTTATCACCGCAGGG